AGCCGTGCCATGCCGTCATGGTGTGAACACTGTTTCGTAACCGCAAATCAATTTTTAAAAAACCCGACTAACCTATACTGTACAAAAACACAGCACCCCTAAAAAATTTTATAAAAATTGGAAAAACCTCGAGGCAAAAAAAAGCCCCGGATGTTTAGTCCGGGGCAAAGATGGCAACTCAACAACCATCAAGGAGAAGCAAATGCTTGCACACTTGCCGAAAAGGAGTGTACACTCTCGCCAACGAGGAAGCAACTGAAAAGGATTCCTACGCATGTTAGATCACTTGGTGCATTTTGAACCTGAGGTCACCTCTCGGGATGGTTTGATAAAACTGGACGACGCGACGCCCAGTGATGTTCTGTCGGCGCAAGTTGCCACAGAGCAGTGGTTAGCAGAGTTGGGTGTGGATGACGACGAAGTGGTTGCTAACCAACAACAGACACAGGCTGCGCGAAAAGCGTTCAACGCCGTAACAACCGACGCCACCACCACGGAACAAAAAGCTAGCCTTGCAGAACTAAAAACCCCAGCGGCAGTAAGACATCTAACAGGTATGTTGGCTGCGTACGACTGGCAGTTTATAGACATGGCGCAGGAAATCAGGGGCTACACGGTGGCTAAACTGGTTGAAGAGACGAAGTCCCCCAACGCCAACATCCGCCTGAAAGCTTTGATCGCGCTAGGCAAGGTTACAGAAGTCGGGCTCTTTACTGAGCAAATTGAGGTCAAGAAGATTGAAATGTCGGATGCTGAAGTTGAGCAGCGCATCAAAGATAAGTTGGCCAAGTTCATGGGAGTGATAGACGTGGTGGACGTTTCCGAGCGCCCAGACGATAGTCCAGAAGAGAAGAATGATGGGCCAGATGGACTTTGAGCAGTTCACTTCTATAAGCAAGGTGGAGCTTGAGGCCATCCAGAAGGCGCTGCCGTTCATGAGTCTGAAAGACAAGATTGAGTTGCTGGATGACATAGAGGTGCGCGAACGTCGCGCTAGCCTGACAGCAGCTAAGACAAACATGTTGGGCTTTGCTACCTCTGTGTATCCCGGCTTTAAGATTGGCCCCCACCACAGGAAGTTGGCTAAGATCTTTACGGACGTGGTCGAGGGCAAGAAAAAGCGTGTGATTATCAACATCGCGCCGCGTATGGGTAAGTCTGAGTTCTCCTCTTACCTGTTCCCCGCATACTTCCTTGGCAAGTACCCCAACAAGAAGATCATCATGGGCACGCACACTGCGGGTCTGTCTGAAGACTTCGGTCGGCGCGTACGTAACTTGATTGACTCTGATGAATACCGTGATGTTTTTCCTCAAACGCTGGTTGCTGACGACCAAAAGGCTGCTGGTAAGTGGTCTACAAGTGCTGGCGGTCAGTATTATGCTGCTGGTGTCGGGGGCGCTCTTGCTGGTCGTGGTGCTGATCTGTTCGTTATTGACGATCCTCATTCCGAGCAGGACGTTAAGATCAATTCTCGACTGGCATTTGATACCGCATGGTCGTGGTTCCAGACCGGGCCGCTCCAACGTCTGATGCCGGGCGGTGCGATCATCATTGTGATGACGCGTTGGTCGCTGTTAGACCTGACTGGGCGCTTAATTGACTACCAAGCAAAGAATCCTGACTCAATTCCGTGGGAAATTGTAGAGCTTCCGGCCATTTTGAACGAGGATGAGGACAACGAGAAGTCGCTTTGGCCTGAACAGTGGCCTCTTGAGAGCTTAAAAGCTACAAAAGCGTCGATTGACCCACGGTATTGGAACGCGCAGTACATGCAGCAGCCAACTTCCGAGAACAGCGCCATCGTTTCACGCAAGATGTGGCGTATTTGGGAGCCTGATGACCCGCCTAAGTGTGAATACATCATCCAGTCTTGGGATACGGCGTTTGAAACCAAGAACAACTCCGACTATTCCGCGTGTACAACGTGGGGCATCTTCTACAACGAGGAAGAAAATGACTCCCCCCAGCTTATCCTTCTGGATGCGTTTAAAGATCGCATGGCTTTCCCTGAACTTAAGGTGGTGGCGCTTAAGCAATACAAGGAGTGGGAACCTGATGCGTTCATTGTGGAGAAAAAGGCATCCGGGGGCCCGTTGATTCAGGAACTCAGGGCGTTGGGCATACCTGTGCAGGAGTTCAGCCCCAGTCGCGGTAACGACAAGATGGTGCGAGTGAACGCGGTTGCGGATTTATTCAGCAGTGGTAAAGTCTGGGCACCCGACACACGCTGGGCACGGGAAGTGATTGAAGAGATGGCCGCGTTCCCAGTTGGGGAGCACGACGACTACGTGGATACGACAACACAGGCGCTGCTACGCTTTAGGCAAGGCGGCTTTATCAGTTTAGACACGGACGAGAAAGATGACCTTACTCTCTTTCACCGCCGGAAATACGAATACTACTAGGAACACACATGGCAACGAACATCGACAAAGCGCTGTACCAACAACCCGTGGGCATTGACGCGCTGGGTGAGCAAGAGTCCCCCTTGGAGATCGAGATCGTTGATCCCGAAGAAGTCACCATTGGCATGGACGGTTTGGAGATCACTCTCACGCCCGGAGAAGATGACGGCGAAGAAGGCTTCAGTGATAACTTGGCTGAGTACATAAAGAGTAGCGCCTTGCAGTCGCTGGCTGGTGACTTGGTGTCTGACATTGACAACGACAAGAATGGCCGCAAGGATTGGGAGAAGACGTACGTTGATGGGTTGAAACTACTTGGCCTCCAAATAGAGGAAAGAACAGAACCTTGGAACGGCGCGTGCGGTGTGTTCCACCCAATGATTACAGAAGCCGTTGTGCGCTTCCAAGCAGAGACAATCACTGAGACGTTCCCCGCCCAAGGGCCTGTGCGCAGCAAACTCATTGGCAAAGAAACGCCAGAGATGAAAGAGATTGCAATCAATGTCGAAGACGACATGAACTACGAGTTGACGGAAGTCATGACGGAGTACCGCGCTGAACACGAGCGCATGCTCTGGTCACTGCCAGCCACAGGCTCAGCGTTTAAGAAGGTCTACTACGATCCCAATTTGGGACGTCAGGTGTCGATGTTTATTCCTGCGGAAGATATGTATCTGCCGTACGGCACAACGGATTTGGATACTTGCTACCGCATCACGCACGTCATGCGCAAGACCAAGAACGAGATCATTAAGCTTCAGCAAGCGGGCTTCTACCTTGACGTTGATTTGCCTGACGCACCCAGAGACTTGACAGACATTCAGAAAGCCAAGGACAAAGAGACTGGCTTTAGTGACTTGAACGACGACCGCTACACGCTGTATGAGTGCCACGTAGATTTGAACCTTGAAGGTTACGAAGACAAAGACGACTCAGGCGAAGAGACCGGCATCATGTTGCCGTACGTTGTCACGTTGATTAAAGGCTCTAACGACATCTTGTCAATCCGCCGCAACTGGAACGAAGACGATGACCTCAGACTCAAGCGCCAGCACTTTGTGCATTACCAATATATACCGGGTTTTGGAGCTTACGGCTTCGGGCTTTTCCACCTTATCGGAGGCTTTGCTAAATCCGCTACATCCCTCATGCGCCAGCTTGTCGATGCAGGAACACTCAGCAACTTGCCCGGCGGACTCAAGACACGGGGCCTGCGCATCAAGGGTGATGACACACCCATCGCACCCGGAGAGTTCCGAGACGTAGACGTTGGCTCGGGCACAATCCGTGACAACATCTTGCCGCTGCCGTACAAGGAGCCAAGCGCTACGCTGTTTAACTTGATGCAGACCATCGTTGATGAAGGCAGGCGTTTTGCCGCGACTGCTGACATGAAGGTGTCTGACATGTCTGCGCAGGCTCCTGTTGGAACCACACTTGCGTTGTTAGAAAGACAACTGAAAGTAATGACTGCGGTGCAGGCGCGTGTGCACTTCGCCTTGAAGCAAGAGTTCAAGCTTCTCAAGAACATCATCCGCGACTACACGGATCCAGACTACACATACACACCAGAGTACGGCACTCGCAAAGCTAAGAAAGCCGACTATGACTTGGTGGACGTTATCCCCGTGTCAGACCCCAACGCTGCGACCATGTCTCAGCGCGTTATCCAGTACCAAGCCGTCATTCAGATGGCGCAGATGGCTCCTGACATTTACAACCTCCCTGAACTCCACAGAGGTATGTTGAACGTCTTAGGTATTAAGAACGCAGAGAAGCTTGTACCAATTGAGGACGATCAGAAACCGATTGACCCAGTGCAAGAGAACCAGAACGCACTCAAAGGCAAACCGCTCAAAGCGTTCTTGCATCAGGATCACGCCGCTCACATGCAGGTTCACATGATGCTGCTGCAAGACCCGATGATGCAGCAGTTCATTGGCCAGAACCCACAGGCTCCCAAGATCATGGGTGCAATTACTGCGCACATTGCAGAGCACGTTGGTTACCAGATGCGCCAGCAGATCGAGCAGCAGTTGGGTATGCCTCTGCCTCCCGAAGACGAGAAGTTGCCACCGCAGATTGAGATTGCGTTGTCCGGCATGATGGCTCAAGCGGCCAACCAAGTGCTGATGCAGAACAAAGCCAAGGCTGCGCAGATGCAGGCACAGCAACAGATGCAAGACCCCGTGTTGCAGTTGCAGATGCAGGAGCTTCAACTCAAAGGTCAGGAACTAGAGTTGAAGAAACAAAAGATCATGATGGACGCTGCTGCCAAGGCCGACTCACAGGCTTTGAAAGAGCAAGAAGTCAGCGGCAAACTGGAGTTGGAAGCTCTTCGCACAGGTGCGCAAATCAAAGAGAGCGAATTCAAGCAACAGTTTGAACAAGAACGCGCGGGTATTCAGATGGGTGCTGACATTGCAAAAAATAAAGCCCAGATGGATTTACAAGCGCGTACTGCCGCGCTCTCAAACAGTAAAAACCAAGGTTCTAGAAAATGATTCAAGACTTCGTACGCGTATTACGTGAAAAAATACGCACTGACATGAACAACTATGCCGATGACTTGGCTGGTGGTTCGTGCCGTACATTTGAAGAGTACCAAAAACTCTGCGGGATTATTCAGGGTCTAGCCCTCGCAGAGCGTTATCTACTCGACCTTGCACAGAAAGTTGAAGAATCAGATGAGTGACATTGATCTTTCCCCCGGTGCTTTTGCACTGCCTGACCCCATCCAAGCTTTGGATGCACCTGAACCTGACTTTAGCGATGAGCAGAAAGCCACGCAACTTCCTACCCCCACAGGTTGGAAGATTCTTTGCGCTGTGCCAGATGTTGACGAAAAGATTGCAGGATCAAGCCTGTATAAACCAGTTGAGTTTATGCGCCAAGAAGAACACGCTACCACCGTGTTGTTTGTTTTAAAAGTTGGCCCCGATGCGTACGGAGACACCGCCAAGTTCCCCAACGGAGCATGGTGTAAAGAGGGCGACTTCGTGTTAGTACGTACTTACTCCGGCACAAGATTCAAAATCTTTGGCAAGGAGTTCCGTCTCATCAACGACGACCAAGTTGATGCTGTTGTGCAAGACCCTCGCGGCTTAACCCGCGCTTGAAAGGATTAAAAATGCCAGAAGCATATAAATTTCCTGATGAAGTCGATGAAAATAACTCAAAATCAGTAGAAATTGAGAACGAAAGTACTGAAATTGAGATAGAAATTGTTGACGATACTCCAAAAGAAGACAGGGGTAAGAGGCCCTTGGGACGCGAAGTAGATGATCCGTCAGATGATGAGCTTGATTCTTACACTGACAGCGTTAAAAAGCGCATTAACGAGCTAACACACGCCCGTCATGACGAGCGCCGTGCCAAAGAAGCCCTTGCGCGTGAAAAACAAGAGTTGGAGCGCATTGCGCAACACATCTTGGAGGAGAATAAACGCCTCAAACAGCACGTAAGCACGGGTGAACAGACTTATTCTGAAACAATCAAGGCGGCAACACATGCTGAGCTTGAAAATGCCAAGCGTAAGTACAAAGAAGCATACGAAGCAGGTGATTCTGATGCCCTGTTAGAGGCACAAGAGGCCATGACAGACGCTAAGATGCGTGTAGAAGCTGCAAAAAACTTTAGACCTACCCCTTTACAACAAGATGATATTGATGTACAAATCAGGTCATCTCCTCCACCCCGGCAAGAGATCGACGATAAAACCTTGCGCTGGCAAGCAAGAAACCAGTGGTTCGGTCAGCCCGGGTATGAAGAATTAACCAGCTTTTCACTAGGGCTGCACCAAAAACTAGTGAACTCGGGAATAGACCCCCGCTCTGACGAATATTTCGAGCGAATTGACGCTCGCATGAAGTCAACTTTTCCGGAAGTATTCGGGAAGGAAGACAAGCCCAAATCGGTTGAAGGCTCTAAGAAACCTGCAACAGTAGTTGCTTCTGCGACACGTTCGTCTGGGGCAAGAAAAGTTGAAATGTCGCCAACGCAAGTCGCCTTGGCTAAAAAATTTGGATTGACCCCACAGCAATATGCTGTTGAATTGGCAAAATTGGAGAAACAAAATGGCTGAAACTATTGACCGCATTGCACGTGATTTAAAAACACGCGAAAAATCTGCTCGTGCCGTATACGTACCGCCGACAAACCTTCCTGATCCGACGCCTCAACCCGGTGTTGTGTTTCGCTGGGTAGCGACACACGTACTTGGCCAAGCGGAAGTGACCAACGTATCACGCAAAATGCGTGAGGGTTGGGAGCCGGTGAAGGCTGAAGACCATCC